AACGCTGTATCATGTGCGTTGAGCACACCGTTACCATGTAGCCCTTCGTAGATGTTCGTTAGCGATGGAGATAGGATATGGTCACCGTCTCTTAGTCCGTCGTTTGTTCCCGCTGTGTGTCCTGAAATTGGATTGTCCGGCATTATTTCACCTCAATAAGTATCTGTATTCGTATCTCGTTTGATGTTGTTTTATTAAACGATGCGATTGTATGACGGGCAATAGGTATTGTGCTAAGTGCTCCTCTAAACTGTATGAAAACCTCCTTTAGATTTTCATTGAATGATTCTGTAGCAGGGATAAACCCTTCAACCAAGAGTGAAGAGTCTGTGATAATTCTTGTAGTTGGGTTGATAATTTGTGCGGGTCTACCAGCAGCACCGTCGCTTTTTGTAGCAGGGCTACCATCAAAACCAACGACCATTTCGTTGATGTTGTTTGCGATAGTGTCAATGAGTAGTCTCCTTACATGATTTGATACTGGCATTCAATCACCTCTCTGTATTATTTTGACTGTTTTGCTACCACCGACTGTTTCACCAACAACAGTGTCGTGGTAAGCGCCTACCATACCACGACCCATGCCTTTCCCTATGATGAAACCATCGCCCGGTAAACCGTGTCCCACTACTTCTGTTATGACTACTGATACAATTTCTATATCACCAAACAAAGCCATGTTTTTCTCAACGACTTGCTGTATGGTGTCTTCTTGCTCTCCTGTATTTTTAGTTCCTTCAAGAATACCCTGTAAGACACCTTCTACCCCAGTTTCTACGCTAAGGAAAACAAGGTCTGTCGTATTCTGTGCGAGTCTATGCCTCACTTCAATGAGAATCTTGCGCTCTCCATTGTATTCAATTATCATACCGGGGCGTAAATCCCAACTGTTAGGGTGACCAGCACTTGTAAGGTTACCAAGCATGACTGCGTTTGCCTTCAGTATGTTACGACCAACTTCTCTTGCTTGCTCGTTGCTACGAACAGTAAAGTCTCCAACCACTTGTGGTTCTTCTAACACATCTCCGCTTGTTTGTTTTTCAGAGTTGTTTACTTCAGCAAAGGCTGTATCGTTTACCGCCGTAGGTAAACCTTCTACAATTACTCTGTTTGAAATGTTCTCAACTGGGTTTGATACTGTCGGCCCAGTGCGTGCGTTATGGTCTATGAAACGACCACCCTCCTCAAACTGGAAAGGAACATACAGAAGATTACCGAATCTATCAAAGTGAACTACTCTACCATCGTGTCTACTGATAAAACGCAAAGCATCTACTAAAGTGATACCGTGGAAATCAGCACCGAGGAAAGCATGACTATGCCTTCTTCTGTCTACCTCAGAGTTACTCGCACTCATTGGTAACGCTATGTTTACTGATGTCAAAGAGTCAGCAATATCTCTACTCAAACGAATAGCCAAATCTGTAGTTCTTAAACCAGCATCAATTGGATGTCCTATGTGCGCTTGAGTTGAAGTAAAACCGAGTTGCTCAAATGATTTTGCTTTTGTATTTTTGATAGCAAATGTAGTTCCTACTCCGCTACCCATCACAGACGATGGGCGAAGCCTTTCGTATGTAGCGTTTTTAGCATACAATAGAACTGGTTTATTTTTATCAGAATCGCTTTTGATTGACGACCCCATATAAACTACAGCGCCTTGATAATTTCTACCATGAGTTTGAGGTTGTTTGAGTATCAGAGAATCTTGTAATTCAGTGATGTCATAAGCACGACCAGTAGCAACACCATAGGTCGCAGTCTTGCGTTGTTTTACAGTGACCCTGTTTACTGTATCACTTTGAGGAGTATACTCACCAAGATAGAGTGCGTTATCTACGAACTTAGGCTTACGAATAGATGTCATAACCGTTGGGTTGCTAAGGCTCAATCTCCTGTCTTTTAGAAGCGGCATCACGCATCACCTGTGTGGTCTGATGTATTGAACGACACATCTTCTTTGTGTCCCTTACCGTGAAGTGATTGACTGAATCTCGGCTTGACCGTGTAATCTTTACCTTGACCAGTCCTTCTTGGTGCATCACTTCTGTAATGTTGTAGAGTGTTTTCACTAATAACCAACCTTGTGACACTTGACTTGAGTGTTGTTTTATCAAATCCAGTAACTTCAGTTCCGAGCAGTTTCGGGCCTTTGGATGTAGGGACTGTATCGCTACTGGACTCAACAAGGTAAACTGGTTGATATGGGGCTGATGTGTCAGGATTAGTCGCACGCATGTATGACCCACTTGCAGCACGACCATTTGGAGTTTCGTAAGTAAACATACCATACTTACCACCAGCAGTTGCTGTGTAAGCAGTGCTACCTACTTGTTTACTACCGCTGTGTAATGCCAGTTGAGGTCTAAACACAGCGATGTGTTGATTGTCAAGTAAACGAACAGGGCGAACAAGGAACTTAACAGCATCATCAGTTTTGTTTGTTTGAGCCGATGTTGGGTTAAGAGTAGTCGTTTGATATGGGTTGCTTGTTTTGTTTGACCCAAGCGTTCCAGTTCTACCCCATCCATAATCGTTGAATGGGTTAGCAAAACTACGAGATTCTAAGATGTAATTACCACCCATTGGTTTGAAGTTACTTGTGTGACTGAAACGCATAACACCACCATGCGGTTGAGCAGCAAAGGATAGTGATGTTAAATCATAATCGCCAAGAGTTTGAGAGCCTGACTGCATACCACCGTAAAGAATAACACGCTGACCTACACCTCTGTTGGTGTGTAGGCTGTGCGCTTCTGAATTGATGGCAACCATGTTAGCATCGCTACCAGTCAGCGACTCAAGTGTTTCACCATCAATACCGATTCTTGGAGAAGACCTTGAGATAGCGTCTTTATGCACCGATGTTCCACTAACTGTCTCTACTTTATCACTCACAGTGGCTTCGGGCTTTAACAAGCCGTCTTCGTCAATCTCTAATCGGTTGCTAATTCCTCTAACAATTTCAGTAGGTTGGAGTGCATCGTCTCTTGGGCGTATCAAACCTTCACCAAATGTAGGCTCGGCAGTGTTACCTGAAAGCACTATACCCGCATTTTCATACACAGCGCTTAGTTCAACAAGAATGTCTTCATTAAATTGAGTAGGGTATCTCACACCACGACCATTACCCATATCACCCACACGCAAAGCATTGGTAGGAGCAAACACATCTACGAGAATAGTGTCTGTGTTGTTATTTCCAGTGTTTTTACGACCACCGAATCTCGGTATTGTAGATGTAGGAGATGCTAAGACATTACCTGATGATGTATCTGAGTCAGCGGCTATTCCCTTGAGATTAAAAATTGGTTTGTTACCATTCCATATTCGTGCGTATGGAGTTCTACTGTTGGTTCTGTCATATTCGTATGCATCTCCAGCATCCCATGATGGGTTGATACCAAAACCACGAACAGGCATACGCCTAATATCCTCACCACGAGTGTTACCCCACCAATCTACAAGGTAATATGACGCTGCTTCTTGATAAGTTGTAAAGTTTTTACCAGCAGAGTCTCCCCACCAGTCTCTGATGACAGAAGAGGCGTTACGAAGAGTGCGAATTGCACAACCAAATCCTCTTGTCATTCTTCGCCCATCGCTGTAACGAACTTGCCACTCATATTTGTCGGCGTTAAGCATACCAGCAGCGGTAGTATGTCGTTCAAGAATACCGACATAAGTTGTTGCTGGCATAACAGCGGTTGATTGTGAAGCATCATTACCTGCGTAATTCCATGATGCTGATTCTTCATATTGAATAAGCGGCCCAGCCCTATAACCAACTGTGAAGTCGCTTGCTCCGTTATGAGTAGCATGTTCTTGGTATGCTCGCATACCATAGTGACCCCATTGAGGTCTGTTCCACGGTTGTCTTAGACCAAATCGGTAACCAAACGGATATGTTCTTGTTGAGACTAAACTGCTATCTGTTATACCGTTTGCTACAGCATAAGACCCGTCATCATCTTGGTCAGTCCAATGTCTACCACCAGCGTGTGCGTAACTTTGAGGTAAATGCCACGCTGCCGATGTCATAGCATACCCATCCAAGCGGCTAACCAAAGCACCACCACGACTACCGCAAGGCCAAAAGTTAGTCAGCATAGCAGTTGTTCCGCCTTGTGCTGAGAAGTCACTCATAGCATGGATATTAGCAGCAGTGTCAATGTTACCTTTACCTCGGATATACACTTTGTTAGTAGCAGCACCGACAGGTATGTTTGGCTCAAGTATTTTTGTATACAGAGTGATATTAGCACCAGCCACCACATTTACCTTTCCAAGAACTCGCCCTTCGCTATAGATAATCTCACCTTGAGCGACACCAGTAACTGTCTGAGACATTGTTATCACTGTAGGAGTAGCACCGTTGTGACTCGCTATGTGACCCGGTAATGGTTCAGGAGGAACAGGTGTTTTCATTTTGAGGGTGAATGGCCCATGACTTGCTGCGTAGTTTACTTCGTGGTAGTGTATTGTTTCAAAATGTTGAGGCATACTATTGTATGCTGCTTTGTTTACTGCTCTATCAGCGGTGTGATTGACACCATCAGTAATCCATGTTCTACTTGCATCGGAATAGAAAGTATGTGGTCTACCCAAATTAGGACTCCAAGCACATAGGTATGCATCACCTAAGAATAGGCTGTTAGTGTCTCGTGTTCCGGGTAGAGTCTGTCCAAGATTCTTAGTCAAGATACTCTCGTTGTCTTTGTTGAATAAGTCGCTCATTGGTTTAGTTGAATATGGTTTAGACAGTGTGAGTTTTGTGCCGTCAGGAATAGTGGCGTTTGCTGGGAGATGGAAAATATCAGGCTCATTCATAGTTCCCGAACTATGAGTTAAACCTTGCCGGGTTGTGTAACTAAACGATACAGTTTCCCCCGATGCATCGTCAATATACTGTAGTTTTTGACCGTAATACGGTATTTCAGGGAACAATGAAGCATCATCAACTTGTATTGCATTCGTAGAAGAATGCGCCCCTACAACTTTACAAGTCGGGCTTAGACTAACATTTTCCATAATCTTAGAGTAGATGTCAGGATAGATGCTTGGGTAACCAGCAAGTGTAAGTTGAGCAGCAACTGCTCCATAACTTGCTCGGCAAAACTCGTAGTAATTATCAATACGATACAGGGCAAGATGTCTGAATCCTACAGAAGTTGCAGCGTTTGGTGTGTCTTTGTGCATAATACTCCACCACGGAATGTTAGTTGTAAATCCGGGTGTAGCGTCTTTGAAAGAAACCTCAGATGTAGTAGGGTGGTATGGGTGACCTCTACGAGTAAACGAAGGACTTTCACTACCCTGAACTCCAAGTGGGTTATAAAGCAGCATCGGTGGAACATTAGTGAACTGGCTACCGTGGTCAGGTTCGTGGTCAAGAATTACTTCGTTAATGAATATCTCACAACCTCTCACATCAGCCAGCGTTGCCTCCGCTAACACCAGTGTCACTCCACCTATATTTGCGGCGTTTGTTAGTGATGCGTGTCGCTCTTCGTCGTATTTGATACCCACGACGAGATTGACTTGCTGCGCTGTTAAGCCTTCTAAAGCACTACCCGCTGTTGGTAGTCCTGTAGGGTCAGCATTGTTACGATGAAAACCAGCGACTTGATGAGGGCGAAGGTTTGGTTGAATAACAATTTGATATGCTCCTACTTCAGCAGGGTCGGGGAAATGATTTGCTTGAGTGTAATTACCTCCAGCCTCAAGCACGATAGAGTGTCCTCCCGCTTTGTTCATATCCCCAGCAGTGCCTTTAGAGGCGAGTATGCCGTAGCCATCATATTTGATTTTAGTCTCAAACATTAGTGTAAATGCACCGCCGTGAATGTCACTTGGGCCTGATGGATTAGCAGTCAAAGAGCCAACTCTCAATGCTGGGTTAAGAGGGAAAAGACGCTTTTTCAATGTTGATGGGGTAGTGGCCTGTGTAGCAGCAGTATTGTTTGTTGTTCCGTCTATTGGGTCAAGGTAAGTAGCCAGTGTCGTATAATCTTCATCACGCAACTTAGCGAGTTTATCAGAGTTAGCCCTTTCATACAACCCTTGATACGAAGGATGCGCCCAATGACCCGGCATCATTGGCATAGTAGCATTGACGAAGTGATGACCCATACGAGGTATAGGCATAGGAGTGAGTTGTGGTCTACTGTATCTTGAGTGAACAGTTGTTTGTGAATTACCACTGAAGTATTCTGTGTGAGCCATGTCGGGACTGTTACCGCTTACTTCGGCGTGGTCACGCAAACGGCGTGCTGCGAATATACGAGTGCTACCAGCAGGGACATAGTATGATGGAGTGATGGTAAGAGTAGCGTTAGCATTGTCAGCAAGGAATTGAGTCGTATCAATATCACCAACTACTCCAGTAAATGTAGCACCACTGATACCAGTATACGAAGCAACAACGCTTTCACCTGCTGCGTTTGCTATGCGAAGGAATCTACGACGCTTACCACTACCCTCATCAAGAACTTCTTGAGTCCCAAATCCAGCATCAAAGATTGATTGGGTAATGGTAGCATTAGCGGTCAAAGTTGCACCTACTAAACTAACAAAAGTAAGGGCTTGATTTACTACACCAGCGTCATGAGTGTAGGTCGTAGGGAACTTTTCTGTGTGGGTGTGACCCATCTTAGTGATGTGAAAATACAACGCTCTGTCTTGTTGCTCGTATGAACTACGAAGTGTGTTGTTAGCAGTCCCTTCTACCCAACCGTCACGAGTAGAATCGGGGAATGATTCTCCTTGAGATATGTGCTCCCATCCAACTTCGTTCATTGTTGGCCCTTTTCTTGGTGCTTTTACCACATTGTCAAAGAGATGACCAAGATGTGTTGCTCCCAAGTCGGGATGAATCATACCACCGTCTCCAATAGTTTCATTTTGATAGGCTTGAATAGCGTCAAATCCACTGCGAACCAGTATGTTACCCGGTATACTGTCAGGGTCGGGTAGTTGAATCTCAAGGTTAGGCCCAAAGCCGCTGTTTGCTGGTGTCGGCTGAAGACCACTTGCTAAACGCTTTGATGCTGGTCTATATGCTCGTATGACTACACCTAACGGAGAGCCACCTTCTAAAGTGTGGATTTGCCCTGTGTCATCTACTACTGTGATGTCTTCAAACTGAATGTCTTCGTTGGGTATTTCTAACACACCACTTAGAGCAATCGGGTGTTCTTTTGCTAATTGAGGATGAGCAATCTCTTGAGCCTGTAAAATTGGCATCATAGCGGAGTTAGTCGTTTCAAAAGAAAACCTAACATTACCGTAGAGTTTTTCGCCCATTGTGTGTGCGTTATCACCTACTACACGAGTTACCCACGGCACAGCACCAAGCCCACGAGCGTTAGACGCAGGTAAAGTGAGACTACCCCCATCCATTCTTTTCCAAACTACATGTTCAGTGCTGAAGTTCTTGTGAGGGCTACGCTTCAATACATCGTAAGCATTGACATCCCCAGCCCAAAATATAGTTGATTGAGAATCAGCAGTAGTCATAGTATCACTTGGATTTGTGTTAGTTGTAATAAAATCAGTAGCAAGGTTACGCTTACCAATATCTAATTCGTGGTTTATGATTCCTACATTCTTATCAATGTCAAAAAATAAGTCACCTATCTCGGCACGACATGGCTCTGCGTTAGACAAAGCCGTGTCTGCTGAAATTGAGCCATGTAAAAATATCTGAGCGTTGAATGGAGCAGCATCTAATCCCGCCTCCGCTGTATAATCACTTACACTGGGGAGTGATGTGTTATCAACAATCAAAGCCTCAATGTTTGGCCCTGCGTTTGCTGGAGCGATAAAACGGTCTTGATTGTGAAATCTTTCATCCCATCGTGTAGTTCCTCCAGCAAGAAGATAGTCACCAGTAGTAGTGTATGAGTTTCTATCTTTTCTTGCTATCAGGCTAAGTTCACCTTCGTGTGCTACAACTAACAAAGAGCGTGCGTATGTCCCTTGAGGGTTTACAAGTTCTCTTTGTAATTCGTGTATGTTTCTCATGGCTGGTGGGTTGTTGTATTGAGCACCATCAGCCCATCCTACAACATAAGTTCCGAATCCAATTGGCTCATCAGCACTCCAACTAATGTTGTCGGCTTCTGAATCACCATCGCTGGGAAAATTGGTAAGACTACGACCCGGAATATCCGTAGGAGGCATACTTTCAGGGGTGTTTGGTAAAGGTGTGATATGAGGTAAGTGAGATAGAACAGTTGCACAAGATGAAGAGCCACCGTAAGGAGAAAAACCTAACATTGAATGCCATGCTCCTAACCCAGCGGAGTATTTGAAAGAATCAAGAGGATTTTTTCTTACTCCTAATGTGTTGAGATATGAATATCGCTCACCATGCCAACCAACAGCACCTACTGGTTTTGTTCTGTCTATAGCGTCAGCAAGACCACTAAAGTGAGGTGAACCTATACCCTTATTTGTGAATCTATTCCCACCTGAATTATCTACAAAAATAGTAGGCGCTTTACTCCAAATCCATACTTCATCTCCAGTAGTAGGTGCGGGATGCGGAAGAGTCACTCCACCAACTTGCGAGCCTCCACCTGCGTTTAAGGCTGAACTATTTTGAGCGTATACTCTCCAAGCCTCTCCATCTTCAAACGCTTTTAATCCAGTAATTTTGTTATTAGAAAGGTAAAATCTTGCATACAAATCGTTATTGTTAGCGTAGAAAACACGACTGTGATAGGGACTCCACGCTGATGATTTAACAGCAGGGTCTACAGCACCCCCGTAAGCGTGCTCTGCTTCTGTTCTTAACCAACCTGATGCGGGTATACGATTAGCCAACGCTTTGGTATCTAAAGTAAGATGACCGTCTATTCTCAAATCAATAAAACAATCACCATATTTTAGATTACTACCAGTGTTACTGGCTGTATTACCAAGAGTGTTAGTTGTAACAGTCATAGTTTGAGGACTACCCGGACTTGATACAGCGGGTGGGTGAATATCTACTGTAGTCCCTGCGATATTTACAATTATAGTGTTGGGGTCAAGACCAGTTCCCGTAATTTTTTGACCTATCAGTATTGCCGCATTTAACGGCCCAGTCGCTGTTAATTGAGCGTTACCAGCAACTGGTGTTGCTGTAAATGTCTGTGTAGCAGTCCCGCTTCTAACCATTGGACTACTTGCTACTGCTTGATTTGAATAACCTAAACCTCCAACATCAGGATGACCTGTAATCCCAGCAACAGCAGTATGGTGGTTACCGTAGACAAGACCTGAAAACGAGTTTACAGCAACTGCCGGGATTGGTGTTGAAACAGCCTTAATCCAACCATAACGGTCTTGACGAGATGAGTTACCCATAGATGGCATGAATGTCCCACCAATGGCTTTCAGTGCGCCTTTACCGGGGAATGTATTGATGGCAGCACCAAAGAGGCAAGCCAACTCTTCACCGTTTTGACAGCGTGTAGCATCAACTACAATGTATTCGTGGTCTACATCACCGTGAACTAATGTTTCCGCTGCAAAAGCAGGTGAGCCTGAGTTGTCATTTGAGTAAAGCATCCTTGTAGCCAAAGTCCCTGCAACTCTAAACGCAGTCTTGTTAATTTGGGTGACCCCTGTAGCGAGTGCAACTCTTAGGCTATCACTATCTCTTGGTGGATTCATAGTAATTTGATTATCCATCCACGAACCACCGGGGTGATTACCATTATCCATGTGCCAACATAGGTCTGCATTCTTTACCATACCACCGCCATAGAACATAGCATGACGACTTGGTTGTGCAACAGCGTAGGCTTTACCAACATCATTTGTAAAATTACTCGGTGTAGAATAGTGATTAAACGCTGCATGTGTGAAAGAGTTACCATAATTACGCCCAGTTTCAGGTCGCTCTCTCAAAAATACAACATCGGGTATTCCGACTGGTGCTTCCCAGTTTAACACTTGGCGATAGTGGAATCTGTGTTTAGCCAATTGTGTAGCAGCACGCTCAGGCATATACTCGCCTGTGCTATTTTGAATGTGATTTGGTAAGAACGGTCTATTGTTTGTCATGTTAGGAACTTTTGACCATGAATTACCAGCGCTTACGGCGTGACCCGGATGCGGCTCAAAGGTGTTAATTGGCGACGCTACTTCTTGTGTAAGTGGGAATGCTTGCCCCGGCCCGAAGATAATGTAAGTTGTCTTGTTTTCTATCCCATCACGATGGTCGTTATACCGAGCAGTAGGGTGTGCAAAGCGCACTACCATAGGCGATGGCACTTGCATGTGAACTCCAGCACTATATGGAGCAGCATTGGGGTGGATGTTACTCGGTGTATGCGCTCCACGCTTCAAGTCTTGAGAAAGAACATTGTCCTTATTGTAGACTGGTGGGTTGATACTACCACGATGCTGGTTTAAGAGAGCAGTAGCGGGGAAAAAGGCCATGATAGCATTACAGTCTAAGGTAGAGAATGAAGACAAAATCTCATTAGCATTTTGAATACCTGCTGAACCTGTTGGGCCATTAGCGTATGGGTGAGTATTATGCTCAGAGTAATCGTTTTTAGTTCCGTCATTGATGTCTATTGTAGCACCACTAAAACCACCACCAAAGTAGAGTGGCACATAATTGTCAGGGCTATCACGAGCACCCGTAAAGTGTATGATTGGTTGAGAATGAACGCTACCCAAAGAGCGCTTACCTGCGAATAGATACGCTTTCTTGTTATCAGCGTATTTTTGAATAATAACTGTGCCACCGGGGTTTGATGAAGGCCAATCTTCACTTCTTAAATTAGCATCACTAAGTTGTTTCAAAGTATTTATTCCAGTAAAACCACCGGAGTTTATATTATGACTCTCAGCGATAGCAGTTTCAATTCCATAGGATATAGGGAATCGGTTACCAAACGAGTCTATTCGTGCGTAGTCGTAAGTTTGTCCATTTTCATAGTGATTGACAAATTGTTCTCCTCCAGCGGGTTTAGCAAAATGCCATAATTCATTGTTGCTATGTAAAACCATCAATGATGATGAATGAATAGAAGTCATTCTTAAACTTGGATTATCAAGATTTGGTAAAATTAAGTCACCGCTAATTTCAGTAAAGTTTTCACCAATTAAGTTCTTGCGCCATGTATTTGTATCAATAGGTTTATTCTCAGAATCTACGATATTAGGTGTAGCGCTATTGGCGTTGAATCCTTTTCCTTTAGTGGCAATTTGTAAAACAGTAGAAGGTATGTAACCACAGGCTACACTCCTACCATCATCAATTAAATCGTCGCTTACTGGTCGCTGACCACTTCCTCCTATTACAACACCATTAGTTTTGTATTTCAAAGATTCAACTTCTCCATATTCAATGTGACTTGCTTTGATTCCCATATCTTGAGATAACGAAGCAGTAAAGAAATCCGATATTGGTTGAATGTTGTTCTTAGTGTTGTAAGCACGAACTTTAATTGATTCTTCTGTAATCCCCCATTCTCCGAATGTTTTACCGTCTGAGGCATACATCTCAGTGCAATCAAAGAAATGGCCTTCGGGCTTGTTAGGGTCTGATAAATTGATAGCAAACTCAGTAACAGCAGCCATCAACTCGTCTGTTACGAGAGTAGTCCAGTTAGCAACAGGGGTGATAAGCGCCGATGTAGCCTCAGTTGTTTCACCCACTATGAAAGTTCCAAGAGCAAGGAATGGTGCTGTATTGCTGTGAGTGTGAATACGATGTTTTGAAATGTATGTATTCCCAGTTACTCCATGAAATACATGAGTCCCGGTAATGTCATTTTTTGTTCGGTGGGTGTAACTAAGCATGTTACCCCAGTTACCCATGAGTGAATCATCAAATGTGAATGTGGCGTTTGTTCCTCCACTTGCTAAGGTGATGCTTAACGATTCTCCGTTGATATAACCACCCTCGCCAAGAGATGTAATGGCTACAGCGGTAACAGCGCCTGAGCCGTTAGTGCTAATCTGTAGTGTCATCCCACTACCACTACCACCCACACCCGTCGCCGCAACATCTACTTGATTGATAGTATAACTGCCTCCACCACTGGTAAGTGTTGCAGTTCCCATGTTGTTGTAAGGGTCAGACAAATGTATGACTCCGTTTTCAGCAGGGAATCCCATATACCCTAAGACATCGTGATGAGGACATGCATCGTAAGGCGTATACAAAGTAACAGTTAGTGTTTGAGCGTTTCGGTCATAGACTACATCTGTGTTGTAAGAGGCGTTAGGAGCAGGTGCGCCTCTCCATAGATTACCTCGCCAGTTTGCTAATGCTGCATTATTAGGTATAGCAGGGAATCTACCCGTAGGGTCACTGATACCATGCATGTGTTTTCCTATGGTAAATCCGCCTTGAGTGCAGTCTTTGTGATTAAAGAAGATTGCTACTTCATTGTCAAGAGTTTGAGGTAAGTTGGTGTTGTCTAAAGTAAAATCTTCACCCATATTTTTGTAGATGTATCTGATACCATGTGTCTCTCCTCTGTGGTCTTTCAGTTGTAAACCATAAATTGTGGACTCTCCTATGTTGTCGGGGAATGTATCTTTTGTTGGCACATGACCAGTGTATGTAGACGGCGGCTCTGTGTAAGAAATCTTAGTCAGTTTTCCATAATCACTTGTAAAGCGAGTATCTCCCTTTCTACCAAAGCCCCATTTACCAGCATCCGGGGCAAAACCCGGTATACCCGCTGAGACTATACCCCCAAAGTTTATTCTTGCTATAGCCTGTGTTCCTGTTCGTAGACCTTGAGTAAAAGAAGTATTGTAACCCTTTATTTCTAAAGATTCTGTGTTCAAAGTATTGTGTGATTGACCTGCACCACTCATAGCCGATACTGCTCTTAATTTTGGTGTCAAAGTAGCGCTGTCATTATTGGCAAAATCAGCAACTGATTCTACTCTCTGAGTAGATTCATCAGGGAATGTGTATTGATTAAGTGAGGTGATAGGAGCAAAAGGTCTACCATGCTTGTTAAGAGGCATAGGCGCTGGGTGCATGTTTTCTCCGCTAATTTCATCAGGCATACACCAAAATGTTCTAAATCGCCCTCCATGACCGATTAAGAAATCAGGTTTGTAAGGCACTTGTCCTTTGCTGTTGTCAAGCCACACACAGAAATTACGACCAGTAGCACCCGGAACTGTGCTGTGAATAATAATTGAGAATCCTTCTTCATTACCATCAGCGTCTTGAACAACTCTCCCTATGTGAGCACGAACATATCCCATGTGTGTTCCTTTATCATGAGAAGCGAAGGCTTTGTCTTCATCCCACCATACAGCGGGGTCATGGGTTGAACCAGTCGCTGCAAAATCAGACTCACCAACCACTTTTACTGGGTATTGTTTATTGTTTCTTGCAGAGTGTGTGCGCCCTTTTTTTGCACCCGCTTGGTTAATCATCCTCACTACTTCATTAGCAGCCGCTTCTACATTTGTGATACCATCTTTTACAGCAACTTCACCGAGGTCAATTGTTAATCTACGAGTGAAATCCATTTGATTCCAATGAGGTAGATGTTGTAATCTTGATTCATCATGTGATGATAAGTCAAGAGTGTCAGAGCGTATACCCTTCAATGCAAGGAAAGCGGGTATCACACGAGTTCCATCAGGTGTATCAAACAATGTAGATATTTCTTCATTGGTGTTGTTTATGGATAAAGTGAAACTACCAAGCCCGTCACCGCCTACTGTTGGAGCAGCAGTGGGTAAAGTGTAAATGCTTCTATCACTGATAAAAATTGTATCTCCGTTTTTATACAGACTATCTCCTTGTCGTCTTACTGTAGCACTAACAACGGCGTTACCGCTTATTACTACATCTACGCTTAGACCGCTACCTTCACCATCTGTAGTTGTTTTAACATTACGCCATGTGCCGTTATTGTATGAAGAGCCAGCCGCTTTTAAGGTCAAAACTTTTCCTAATTTTACACGATGCTGCATTAAAGCCTTAACCAATTCGTTGTTAGAAGAAAACAATTTTCTCGTTTGATGATGAACTTTGTTTGCATAGTAAGGAATCACTGTAGCATTGTTTGTTCTTGAAACGATGCTGTCGCCTATACTTCTTACTTTTGCCAAAGGCCCACCAGTGTGATAACCAGTGTGAATAAAATGTCCATGCGCTTTACCGTATATCATACTTTGACTCATAGAGGTAAGTGTGTTGATTAAAGATGTATCAGTGGTGAATACCTGCATTACACAATCATTGTTACCTCCGTTAATACGAACTAATGATGGTCTACTTATTGTTGAGTTTTTGTAGCCGCTACCACCCGCAGTAATTATCGCTGTGTGTATTTGACCTTGTGTTGTTTGGATATTTACTACAAGACCACTTGCCCCAGCACTTGAGATACTTGTAGTAGCGACTCCCGTAGCGTTACTATAACCAGTTCCTTGCTGTCGCTGCATTATGTTTCCACGACCTAACGCCTCAATTCTTGTTACTATACCTTTGACTGGCTCTAACAGTTCATTCGCCATATTGTTGGCTAAGTTGTGTGCGTAAGCACTCTCCATAAAGTTAGAATGTTGATTACCCCTGATGTATTTGTTTTGTGAGGGGAAACCGTTTGCTACATCTATTTGAGTGATATATGGGTTTTGAGCACCACCATTGTATTTGATTGAATAATTACCCAAGTCAATTTCATCGCTACCATCAGCAAGATTTTGTGAAGTAGACAATCTTTCAAACCCAAGTTCAGCAACCTTAGCCGAAGTTTGAACCTGCATGTGAATATCTTGAAATGCGATAAACTCACGGTCATGTGCTACATCATACAGAAGCACACGAGCATGTCCTTCTGTAGCAAGATACGGGTCAAGATAAGCAACTTTGGGTGGATTAGATAGACCAAGATTTGTGTAGTTTAATTCAATGGTTTTATTGACATGCTGAACAAAGTTACGAGCAGTCTCTATACATGAATCCCCAATCAAGAAGTTCTCAAGTGGTATTGAGTCACGAGGATTATCATTTAACAATCCTTGACCTCCATTGAATCCACGCCATACTAAAGCCTCGTTAAACACACCTCTACTCTTAGCAAATAATCCCTGAACAGCATGTGGGTTATTGTAAGTCATGTTTGACCAAATTGTGTCACCACTTCGCAAACCACCTTGAGCGAATGGATATACCCAAGTTCTGTTTAATAAAGCAGCATCGTCATTTTTCATGATGTCTTGACAACCAACTCTTAGGTATACTTCTGTGTAAACACTGTTTCCCGCATTTGTAAGGGCTTGGTCAAATGCTGTTTGATTAGCGGCTGGTATGGCTGATTCAAGGAAAATATGAGAGGGCTGTGTAGCGTCAGCGGGGTTGTAATGAACTGCGTTTTCTTGAATATCGGCAACTTGACCTAACAAAATAGAACGAATAGGTTGCCCTCCATCTTCTTCTTCGGCGTAAACATAGTCTCCTACTTGAAGATTCAAATGAAGAGTGTTTGATTGAACAAGTTCACTTTTTGTAGTAGTCGTTATAATAAATGATGTTGTGCTCAGTCTTTGAGTAATTTTCCACGGAGAAGAGTAATGAACTGGCCTTGCTGAGTTTGATAAATTAAGATTGTTGTCTAAAGCAGTATTGTATTTATCTGTCGCAAAGTGAGTGTCAAAGCCTTTTGAAATTAAAACTGCTTGCTCTCCTTTCAGTGTGTCATTTTTAAGATATGCTGGGGTTGTTGATATTTCTTTAGTCCTTACAATAATACTGGATAGAGTATCATCAATAGCAAGACTCCCTCCAGCCTTTATTCTATTACCCTCCCCTAAGTAAACAAAAGTGTTACCTGCTGCTTCTAAAGTGTAATGAGCATGACCCATTTCCCATGTGTAAGCAACTCTGTGAGTAAACGAAGGTGGGGTATCTACATTCGGGAATAATTCTACATCTTCTTGACTCATAATTAAGTGAGCATAACCTGTGTAAACAGAACCATTCATAATAGGTTCAACGCTAAGAATAGTTCCACTGGCTCTACGAGTTTGTGTTTTTGCTGCGTGAGGATTAGAAAGAGGCCCAGCCTTAAACTCAACAGCGCTTACATATTGTCGTAGCCCGTAGTCAATGTTACCACCTTGCGTTTTTACACTTGCTTGGTCAAAGTAATACTCGCTTCTGTCTTCAAAATCAGCGGCAAGGTTGAGGGCATCTCCCTTTAGAGGGACTAAAACCTCTGAGTCGTATGCATTACCAATTAGAAGAGGTAGACCAATACCTCCGTCTGTAATCTCGCTAACAAACTCTTCTGAAACATAAGATGTTTCTTTTACAATTTCAAGAAATCCGTCTACAGTTGGGTCGTTGGAGTAAATACCCCACTCTCCCGAAGGTAGGAATACTCTACGGTATAACACCACATTATCTACATTGAAATAATTACTCCCAGTAGTCACACCCGCAGGGAAAACTTTTGGATTACTAACATAAATCCTGTAAGAAGTAGCGGTAGTTTCAAAATTAACAATGTTGGACTGATTATTTTTGTTATCAGTAAGAATGCTCTTAGCATAAGCACCAAATGCGCTTCTATCCGCTGGGGGTAGGTCTTGGTATCTACGACCAACTGGAGAAGGATTCCATGTATGAGCAGTCATAGTAGGGTCAATGTGTAGTTTCAAAGAATTGTCGGGACTTGGGTAACTGTTCTCAAACTTGTTAGCAAAGAATTGTCCTTTGAAGAGGGGGATTTCAACCAATGCACGAGTAGAGGCAAACTGAGTGCCGAGTTGATAATCATGAGATACATTATCCATTGATTGAAACATTCTGTCATTTACAGTGCTACCATCTGATTGTAGATTTTCTACAAAGAAGTGACCGTCTCCCATGATTATTTCACCAAGAGGAAAATCTTGGTTTTGTGTCCCGGTAAGAGCGTTAGCGTTTGT